CTGTGCTTGCGTAGCAGCAGCATTAGCCATCCCGCTGTAATCCAGCTTGAATGACTCAGGGTTGATCCCCGAACCTAGCATCTGTCCTCTTCCGTAAGTCGCCATATTGTTAAGTTTAACCGAATAATTTTCCTGCTTTGCCAAGTGCGAGACCGCCAAGGGAAGCTCCACCAGTCATAGGAGCGGTTAAGAGCGCACCTCCAATGCTGCCAAGCGCACCCATAAATCCAGAACTACGAGCCGCCTGTGCCTGTGCGTTAGCCGTAGCTGCCGCAAGTTGATTGGCTCGCTGTGCTGCACCAAGGTTAAGCCCCACCGAAGTGTCAAACAACTGAGGCGTTCCCGATCCAATCGCACCGAGTCCGGTGTTGATAAACTGTTGCCCTTGTTGATACGACAAAGGAGTGGAACCAAGCAAGTTAAGCCCTGGCTGAGTGTAGAACCCCTGCGCCACATTGTAAGCGTTCTGCCCTGCCTGTGCAGCCTCGGCACGTTTGCGGGCGAACACATCCTCACGACCCATTACCTCCGAAGCAATAGCGGCATTCCCCCCAATCCTGCCAGCCGCAGAAGCCGCCTCACGCGCTGTCTGCTGGTATCCGCGCTGTTCTTGTGGGCTAATGCGTTGGGACGCTGCATACGCCCTCTGAGCCTCTTCATCAAAGCCTTGCACCACACCTGCTTGCTCAGGTGACAACTCTTGCATCAATCCACGGGTAAGACCTGCTTGTTGGGTCATCTGACCGAGTTCTGCACCCCGAGCCTCACCTAGTCCCATGCCAGCTTGTTGCGCTGCCTGATTGCTAAGACCAAAGATTCCTTGTTGTCCACCTACCCCGCTAAGGAACGATTGAATGTCACCGAGATTCAGCCCTTGGAACTGTGGGCGGAACTGTTGCTCCTGCGATAATATCTGGGGCAATGCGCCAGACATACCAGAAACGTATCTCTGAATATCTCCGCCAATATCCATTGCTGGTGCGCTAACTTTTTTTGGTTTCTTTCCCATAATCTTATCGTAGTTTTGAGTAAAAGGCTTCCATACCTAGCAAGCGGGTGCGCTCCGATCCCTTGAAGTCGCGGTTAAATGCAATGTATTCGTAATCATCCTTGAGAGGGCGTAATCCAGTAAGCATATCGCCGCAACACATGGTGACGTAAAGCGTGTCGGAATGCTCGAAAGCAACTGCTTTGTCAGGTTCGTCACTGTGTGAGTGAAAGCACAACGCAAAAACCTTTGGAGTCGAAAGCACAATACCATAAGACAAGTGCCAACCGATAAGGCTTTGGAGGTCAATGTCATTGGATTCATAAAGGTTAAGCGCGGTTGCTAAGTGAACGTTCATTCATACATAATGTTGATAGAACCTGCGTCAAATGTGTTTGATCCTCCGATCACGGTTATTCTTATTCTATCCATAGGTCCAGATAATACTGGTGATGCCCCAGCACTTTGCAAGGTGAACTGTGCTATACCAACTTGATGCAGATGAAAAACACCAGATCCAATATATTTGTTTCCACCAATCAAATCCAATGTGTATCTGCCATAACACAACGCGCTAGTGCCACCACCCATTATGATTCCAAATCCACCACCAAAAGCTGATGCAGAAAAAGCAGATCCTCCTACATAACTACAAAATGTATCATACCCACTTGTGGAGTATGACCCACTTCCTATTTGCAATTCTACGTTATTTGATCCATTTGTGCTAACGCCATTTAAAATCACCGTTATCCGTTTCACCCAAGATGGTATCCCAGTGAATTCAACACTTGTTCCGCTTGTTGTTGCCTTTGCAGTTTCAAGAGTTAAAGGTTGAGATAGCTTGGCTGGTGTGACGTTAGCATCAAGAATCTTTGCTGTAGTTACATTAGCGTCCAGAATCTTTGCGGTAGTCACAGCATCGGCTGCAATCGCGTTAGCGGTAACAGCATCTACCCCCATCTCGTTTGATGTAATCGTTCCTACCTTGAGCTTCCCAGCCACTAGCGCAAGCGTTGAGTTGCCACTAGCTATTGCATCACTTGTGAACAAAGTCTGGTCGATGATGTTATTCATCACCGTGCTTGTAATCACCTGATTAGCAAGAAATGTATCGGTTGTATTTACGACTCCGGGCATATTATGTTTGGGAAATAATTTGTCTGTTTGTCACGGAACCTGTGACCTTAATAGAGGTAATCTTAGGGGAACCGATTGTCCGTGTCAAGGTTAGGCTTCCCACATAACCCCTAATTCCACCAAGACGGAACCGGATGTTGCCTGTTTCATCCTCTGGTGTAGCATCAGTTCCAAGAGCCGTGCCACCAAGAAAGGTGGTTGTCGTCCCGATACTCTGATTGTTGTCTGGATCTTCGGCAGCAAAAGAAATTGCATACTCGCCAAGCCCTCCATCAACGCATTGCATAGTAAGCTGCCCATCGGTAAACCGCTTGCGATCAAGATTGCCTAGCGCATAGCCTCTAGTCGTCAAAGAAGAATTGATTGAAAAGGTTGTTGTAGCCCCAGACGACACAAGTTCGTCGAGATTGCTCTCAGCAGCCTCTAATTCATGCAGCCCTCCCAAAGAAGTTACTGCATAAATGCTATCTCGCTCCGCTGCGCTGCCGATAATCAGGTTTTTGATGATAAAATCACCAGCACCAAAAGTGTCAATCGACTCCCAAGCCTTGTTAAGAAAGTTAAAAATCAAAATCGTGTTGTTTCCAAGTGCATCATTGGCTCCTGCGCTAGAATCCAACGCCACGGCAAGATAATATCGGTTATTGAACAGCACTCCAACCGCCTCTGCTGCCAGATTCTTATTGATCCGGTCAATATACGGCTGGATATTCTTGGAAATAGGCTCATCAGCACCCCGAAGGTTGTAATCATTCAGGAACTCAACCGCATAAACCCCATCATCCGACAGGAAAAACATGGCATTGCCCTTCATTACAACGCTCCTCCTAGCCAAACACCCAACTTCTGTGGTTAATTGCGTTACTTTCGTGTCAGTTAAACTCCCAGCCGTTCCGCTTATCAGGTGCAAGCTATTCCGATTCAAGACAACTAGGCTGTCATCGTAGAATCCATGCATTGCCACAAGGTAATCCGTTGTCCCGCCAGTAACCCTAAACTGATTGGCAATCTGGTCGAACGTATGGCTATCTAAAATATCCGATATGGCTATCTCATCGGTGATCTTCCTATCCGTGTAGGTAGGTGCATTAAACAAACCAGCAGGAGTGTAGTAAAACGGAACCCACAACCTGCGCTGAAAATAGACTCCCCAAGGAGGGGCTGGCTGATGAATAAAACCGCCGCCTACGCTAAACCTACCACCAAACTCAATCTGCTGGCTTCCCGGGATGCTGGCTAAATTTGCCACCGGAGCAATAAACGAGATATTCGTAGTTGAAGCACTCAAGACTTCAAAAGACTGACCAGAAATAGCACTAAACGTAGGAATGTTTGTTTCATACACTACGATTGTATCCCCCTTGATTATGGTTGTGTTGCCAGTAACGGTAAGGCTCACGACTCCAGCCGATACCGAACCAGTGGTAGAAACAAATACCTGTGGCTGAGTGTATGCACCTGCTGGAACCAAGGTGAACCCAGCCTTTAACACAGCATCGGTAACGCCAAATGTCTGTGTCTGCGTAAAGGCTGCAAGCACAGGTGTTCCAGTAGCAGGGGGAGCATTACTATTAAGATGCGGAACCCATCCAGTAGCGTTAACTGGATTAAGGTCGGTGGTAACATTAGACCTCCAAGTGACAAATCCAGGCGAGGTAGATTGCAAAAGAACCCAACGCTGGTCTCCACTACTGTAATAAATTGTAGCTCCAGTAGAACTGTTGAGCCAATTAGGAAATGGATTAGGAGCTTGAGGAAGGTAAGTCCCCGTAGCGTTGGGAACCAATGTTCCCGTAACGACAATCCGATTGGATGAATAAGTAAATGTGTCTTTGGTAGGCACTGACGCAACCGGATACGTCCCATTCATGGGAGTCCCACCAGTCAATCCAGTAATCTCAACGCTATCTCCCACAGATAACCCATGATCTTTTAACGTCACCGTAACCACTGAACCAGCTTGGCTGGCTCCCTCAATCTGGCGACCATTAGGAAACCACTCAAATCCCTGCTCACCATCCCGAAACAGATAGACACGATCAAATGCTTGTATCAAGTCAACATCTTCTCCTAACGCCTTTCCTGCCGGGTAGCTTATGTCCTCAGTCTCATACCTATCAAGATCAATCAGGATGGCTTTAGAACCCAATGCCAGTACTACACTCTCAGCATTACCAGAATTCGGATCGCTAAACAAACACGAAGCCCGAACATCCGCACTAGCCCCATCATTGATAACACCTCCGTCCAGTAATCCCGTGGTAACTGTAATCGCCGTTAACGCAGGAATGGAATACGTTAATGTATTAGCATCCGTAACGGTCAACTCAAAGTTCCCATTCATCTCCGCATTACCAGTCAACCCAGAAACATTAGCAACGCCAGTCTCACTCACAGTCAACCCATGCCCCGTTACAGTCAACGTCACAACACCACTAGAAACAGTAGCATTTGAAATTGTCTTAGCAGAATCAATCAGAAAAAACGGCAACTGCAACGGACTACCACCACTAGTCAACGATTCAGTCCTAGCCACAACCCCACGACGAGGCTTCCAATAGCCATCCATCCTACCATTCAACGACTCTCTTACCTCTCCAACCGCCAACTGATTCAACTGCAATCGCTGATTCACACCCACGAACCCACCATCCCCATCAGAGGCTTGAGCATCATCCATCGCACTTCCACTCTGTGCAAACTGACTCATCAGATGCTATACGCAATAACAACTCCGCTCGTCACCGTTAATGCCGTAATCCGTCCACCAATACCCACTCCCGCAGGAATAGTAATCGTCTGCAAGCCAGTAGCATTTGAGATATTCGGAGCAGTAAACACACTAAACACCGTATCAGTAATAACCTGAACCCAACGGAATGTTCCCGTAACTGCTCCACTAGCCGAGGTGA